TTTCAAGGTCGCCAGCTTTCTTTGCTGCATCAATTGCCGCTTGCTCTTTTTCCAATAATTTAGCCTGCGTTTCTTCTTCTAGCTTTTTCTTTTCTGCTAGTAGCGCATCTTTATTGGCTTTTAAGCCTGCGGTTTCAGCTTCAAACTCAGCTTTTAGCTCTTGCTTTTGCTTCTCAAGCGCTTCTTTCAACTGATCTTCTGTATATTCAGCCATTTAATAATCTCCTGATTAAAATGGGTGTAGCCCTGCTACTTGTTAATAATTGTTATAATGATATAACTAAAGGTTATAAGCGTCAAACTATCGTCAGATATAACCTTTTAAAAATTCATTCTTATTCATGTAGTCTAGTATTTTCTTGTTTTCAGCCGCCATTTCAGACAGTGTAAGTGGATTTCCCATTCTATCAGTCAAAGCCTCTCTGAACTCTTGCGCGCTTAATCCTGAGTTGCGGAATATTAACCCTCTAGCTTTGCCTAAAACAGCATCCTGCTGTGATTTAGGTTGCTGCTTTAATATCTCGTAATACTGCTTTGTTGCGTCTACCTGGCCGACTTTACCCGCTTTTAAATCCTCACCACCTTTAAAGTTAGCTGAGCGGGTCGAACCTGTGCGGTTTAACTTTTCGTTGTAAAACTCTGCTGTAATCTGAGTCCTGCAAGAATAGTGAAACGGTGGCTTTGGATTGTAATTATCAGAATAGCGATATGTTTTACCGTCAAAATATCGACACGTATCAGATGTTCGAGTGTCAAGAGTAGCTAAGATTGTATATCCCCACACGATATCATCATTCTGTCTAAATACTTCATCACGCGATGTTGATGCAATGCTGTTAACTGCGGTCCTGACAATTGCCTGAGCTTCGCGCCTTGATGCGTCGATAATGCCATCAGTGTAATTCTGTGACCGTGTACCAATTATTGATTGAGTCATTTCTTGCAGTGTAAGACCTTGAGAGAATCCGCCAGATATAACGCTAGATATTTTTTTGCTGTTATCACCTAGCTTGTTAATCAAGTCGTCAAAATCAACAAATGAGTTATTGCCACCAATTGATAAAGGATTTTGAGTCACTGCCGCCCAAAGCTTTCGATTGCTCGGGGTTTCCACTATCACATCAGTAACCACAGAAGCTTGCATGGCTTGAGATACGAATTGCGCTTCATCAGCGGATAGAGCTTTAAATTGCTCATAGTATAAATCAGTTATATCTGTGTATATCTGCTCGCTGCGCTTCTCCACATCGGCTAAGAGTTTCTTATAGCGTTCTCTTGATGCAATGGTGCTACCTTCGCGATCAATTCGCTCTCTAAGCCATTTAGCTAGATCTTGGAGTATCTCTGTTGTTTGCTTATTTAATGATGTTGCAAATCGCTGGTCTAATATGCTTCGATTGGTTAACGCTGCGTAAAATTCAGGTGACTGCATATAAAAAGCCCTAATTTGATATAGGGCAATTATAGCATGGTGGTTTATTTTATTGTAAATAGCTTTTCAATGGCCTTCTTGTGCTTACCATCTTTTGCAACAGATACATTTAGCTCTTGCTGCCAGATGCACTCGAAATCATCAGGTGCGTTATACTCGCTAACAAAAACGGTGTGACCTTCTTTTGCTTTATCTCTGCACCACTGCCAAAATTCACCATGATTAAACTCGTCAACGGCTTTGTACTTTGCTGTGTTTTCGTATGGCGGGTCGCAGTAAATTATGCTTTTGCATGGTATTTCTAGTTTTTTATACTCGGTATTAATAAAGGTAATGCCTTTTAATTTTTTTGATTGCTTATCAACATTTCTCTTGGCCTCATCTGAATAATTTCTTATTCCTTGCTTGTCTTTTCTGTAACCGCTAAACCACATTGCACCAAATGAAAGTTGAAACCCTGCATAACCAACAATCCAATCATCAAACTTGCTTTTGTTGTTTTTTATTTCTAGAAATTTAACTTCATCAACATCAGGAGATCCAAAGCCTTCTTTCGTCATCTCACTTAAAAGCGCTATCAAATATTTGTTTGAATCTGCACCAATGCGATTACCTGTAACCTTATCAATCATATTTGCACCGCCAACAAAAGGCTCAACCCAATATTGACCCTCTTTTCTGTCTTTTAGCATTATTGGCAGAATGTGTTTTGCTATTCTGTTTTTGCTTCCCATGTATTTCATTTTCTACTCCAAATTTAAATAATAGTTATCATTAGACCTTTAGTTGACACATCAAACAAATAAGATCTTTTACTGTTATGTTAGCTACTCAATATGCGAAACAGTTTTTAGAGTTGTCGCTCCGATACATCACGCCTATATGAATTTGTTAAATTCGGCCTATGTGATCACATCAACATTAACTCGCTTTATCCTCGGTCTAAAAGTCGACGCACTAACCAGTGTTATTTTAAATTGTTGGTGTTTTGCGGTAAGTACCGAATGCTTAATCAAGTGAGGTGCTTTAGAAAGGGTTTGTGTCAGGCGAATACCGGCTTTTACGGCTTGGCTCTTAGCGTTGACTCTGGTTTATCGCCTAACCAGACAAGCTTGATACTTCTTAAGAATTTGACACAAAAAAGGCACTTACAACTGCGACCTTCGGTGAGAAGGGGCGAAATTTGATGGAAAAACCCGCAAAAGTCGCATGTGTAAATACCTTCTCAAATTTTCTTTCTAAGCGGCGTCTCACTTCCGCACCACAAATTATACACCACATAACCAACAGTGCAAACCTAAGATGTGTGTTTCAATACTCTTTCAGCAAGCGCGATAACCTGCTTTTCTGTTAAATGCGCCTTTGTTGATCCGTTATTATTGAATATCTCAAGCTCATATTTATCTAAATCAATCTGATGTAAAGTTACTTGCTCTTTATCTTTCGTTTGCATACAAATCATTTTTCACTCTCCTGTTTAAGTTTTGCTAAATCTAGCTCGTTAACATCTAAAAGTTAAATACCATTTAGCTATATACATATTCCAAATTGTTATTTCACCGCAGCAAAATAATCTAATAGTATTCAGCTATCGAAACAAACGGAGTAAATAAAATGACAGATAACATATTCGCACCAGAATCAATGAGTGATTTATCATTCACACAAACAACTCAACACATGAAGCGTTATTGTGCTGCGCAAGATGTTAAGCACGTGATTAAAACGCCTGGTCAACTCGCAGAGGCTCACAACAAGCAAATGAAGCGCGTTATTATTCGCAAGAATGGCGTAATTGTCAGCGATAAAACAGGCACCGCTAAGGCTCGCACAGTGAGATATAAACATGGCTCGTAAAGAAAGTGCCTTTTACAGGCATCAAAAGAAAGCCGCAAAGAGAAGGCTTGAAAACAAAAAGAAGTACAACAAAATGAAAGGCGCTCTAGCTTGTGCTAGGGCTGGCCTTAAAAACTTAGCAGTGTTTCATAGTCAAACTTATGAAAGCGAAAAGTACACGGCGCATATGTTGAATTTTAAAACAGGCAATTGCGTAGAAGTTGGATTATCAATGGCTCAAGCTGTGTCAAAAATCCGACACCTATGGAATATTCACCTAATTGCAGTAGGTGTAGAAAGTAATGGCAAATCACGCTTTGAAGTTGAAGAGGTAAAGCTCACTGAGCCGCTTTTGCAGTCTCAGCTAGTGGACTACCTTAATGAGGCGCATGAAGCGCTTGCAGATGATTTTAGAGAGCGCAACACGCTTACTAATTTGTGTTGGTTGGCTGTTCCAAATGGTGATTCAATCAGCAATGAACAAATCGATAATATTTTAACAACAAAAAGAGCTTGGGCTCTCACGGAGTTAGTATGAATAAAAAATACGAATCAGCAGTTAGAACACTTAATAGTCTTGGTTATAAGTTTAAAGGTGGTGAGCATTGGAAGCCGCCAGTTGGTAACAATAAAGATTTAATACCAAGCAAGCTAAATTCAGAACATGAAAACTGGGATGATTATCACGTCTCAAAAGGTAGCTGGTTGTGGCAGCGTTTAGAGCAATTAAATTCTAGAACAGGTTGCATGAGCTATGACACGCCAGAAAAAGGCATTATCAGAGATATATGGAATCAATTAAACAATGATGCTGAATCAAATCAAGGTATCTCGAGTGGTGAGAGTTTTAAAGTTGGCGATCTTGTTGTGTGGGACAATAACAAAAAGCTGTATGGAAGAATAAAATCAATAAAAAGCGGCATGGCAACAATAACAGCATGCGTATTATCTGATAAATCAGAGTATAAAAAGAATTTACACAAGCTCAAGCGATACTCGATTATTATTGATGATTCACCTAAAGAGCCTGAGCCTAAAGAGTGGCCAGCTGTGGGCGATAAATTTATCCATAAGGGTGAGTTGGTAAAATGCATTTCAAAAGGTTTAATGTCTAGCGGTGATGAGGTAATAACATTTGAAACAGCAGACGGGTTATCTTATGGTTCATGCTGGAATAATGACAGTTGGGTTAAAAAACCGCCAACACCAGAGGATGAGTTGCGTGATGAAATAGGCGTTTATCTTTGTGAAAAATATAACTTCATAACTGGCGCTGAGTCACTTGAGATAACTGAAAAGCTACTAGAAAAATACGACATAAAGAAAAAGCCCCAATAAGGGGCTTTCTTTTTACTCATCTAAATTCATACTTCCACTTGGTATGTCATTGCCTATCCTTTCCTTGTAATCCACAACATTATCACCATCAAGCGTGAAGTTATTTTCTTTAAGTACTTTGAATAGATACTCATCAGGGTATTTACCTTGAAAGTTCATAGTTAGCAACTGCTGGATCATTTGCGGTTCGATTTTGTCATCATAAAACTTCTTATTTAGCTCTAAAACAAACTCGTCAGGCTGACCGCTTTCATTGTTAAACATCATCATCCAGTTAATGACGCTTTTATCACCTGATTCTATATTGTTAATGACGTTAGATAAGCTAGCCATGCCTGAGCTTTTGCGTATGCGTGCTGCTTCCGCTGTTTCGTTCTGCCCTACAGTGATAATCTGAGCGCCAATCTGAGCCATTGCTTCGATGTCTTTATCCATGGCTTCGATTAGCATTGAATCAACTGATATTTGAGCTAAATTAATTTCGCAACCAACATAAGCAGAGCCGCCGAATGTTGGAGATTTCCCCGCCTCTAACCCGTTAATATCCATAAACTGCTGGGGAGTAACATCTTGATTAAGGCTGAATGTTGCAGTAGGAGAACCAAAATACCACATTGCCTGCCTAAATGTTGCATCGTTATTGAATAGCGCAATGTTGATCTCAGCTATCTTGTAAAGAGGGAGCGGGTCAACCGATGACGTATTATCTATCGAGCCGTAAAATTGAAACGGAATAAAACTTAATCTTTCACCATTACCAAGTGTAGGTGTGTAGATAGTTTCATTACTACCATCATCAACCTTGACAACATAAAGCCCATCCTCATCAAGAAATAGCTCGTAACAAACATCATACAGCTTGCGAATAGGCGAGCCGCCTTCAATCTTAATCTCAGTGTATTTGTCACGCAGTTTTACATAGTTAAGTTGCTTGCGTCCGTTAATGATAGACTCTGACCAATCTTCTATCTGCTCAGCCTTAAATGAGTGCGCCCGTGCAAATATGCCTTGCCGCCTAATTTCAGCGCTTGTTGATTCCCCTGCATTGCCTGGTAAATCAACCCAAACGCCAAATCTACCAACGCTTAAAACTTCTCTAATGCGTAATTTAAGAGAGTCGTAGTAACTTAATCCAGACTTGCTAAACGAGTACTCGATATATGCAATTGATTCTGGTAAGTCGGTAACTTGATCATCCTGAGTTTCACCCGACAATTTATAAGGACTCATAGTTGCAGAGCCGCATAAAATATCAAGTGTATTGCCTGTGTAGTTTTTAAATACCGCTCGATTAGCAAAGGCATGATAAGACTTATCGCTAATACCAGGAGCGCGCACAATGTAACCATGGTTATAGTTGCTTACTCCCGTGTAATCACAAGCCGCATTCCTGCAAGCTCTTTGCTTTACCATGTCGTTAACGCAATCACGCACAAGCTGATACTTCCTAATGTGCGTTGCGTATTCTTCGTTTACTGTTAAATCTGTCATAGTTATCTCATCTTAAAGCCGCCAGTCCAAAGAGTATCACGCTTACTTTCAACAACTGCAAGGTATCTAAAAGCATCGGCGCCATGTGAAGCCCAGTTATGCAATGGATTATCACGCCAGCAACCTAGCTTATCATTCCACTCTTTACGATAATTCTCTAATGCAATTATACCTTGTTCACACTCTTTTTCATCAAAGATGCACTTGGGTAGCAATTCACGCACTAACTGTATACCGTCGTCAATACCAAGCTTTGGCACTATCTCAAAGTCTGCGTAATATGTTTTATTGCCATATTCTACACCTTCGCGTGCAAGCTCTTTACGTGTCTTGCCTTTGGATGCAAACTCTCTGTTATTCATATCGTGCGGGCCATATCGCTTGCCAATATCCCAGCCTTTCTTGGTCGCAATATCTTCAATGTACTTTAAGTAATAACCCAGCCCCTCACCGCTGTTTTCGTGATAGTGCAAAACTTGAATCTCATCACCTTGAGTACACCAAAACCAAACCGCAGTACTGTCACCGATACCAATATCACAAACAGCATTTACTTTAAGACTCTCAGCGTAACCATTTAAGTCGGTTATACGACCATCTTTGTATATATCGCTGAACTGAGTTGAATAGTATGCACCACTAATTGATTGCTCAAACGCTTCCTTTGGTGTTGATGGATATTCGCGCTTCATGTCTTCGCCAAGCACTTTCCATTTAGACGAATACCAGGCCTTTTGGCCGTCAGTTAAAACTATACCATGCTTTGCGCTTAATTCTGCAAAGTAAGGCTTTAGACTTTCAACTATCTCGCCTTTTATGGAGTATTCCTCACGCTTCCACCAACTATAAAAGTGAAAGTTAAAATCGAGAACTGATAACTTCTTACCCATCAACTGATTCTTTCTAGCTGTTTCGCTGTACTCATAAAAGTAACCCTCTTTACCCTCAGCAGTAGATTCAAGAGTAACAATGCCTCCATCAGCAGGTACAGCCTCAAACGCACCAGTAACTATCTCTTTAGCTTTATCTGGGTACTTTTTGCATATCTTACCAAACTCTGAAACGTGCAATCTTTGAAGTGTATCACCACGATATGATGTGCTTACCTTGATTGCTGAGCCATTACTAAACACATAAGAGTTACCTTTATCACTTAAAGGCGTTGGTAGCTCATAACCAATATCGAAAAGTAAATCTCTTTGCTCTTGGGTTATGTTTTGGTAGGCATACTTGATCTTGTTTCGAAATATATCTTTTGCGCTGTCAAGGTTATGGCAAATACAACCTGCATTATAATCTGGCGTAAATAGGCAATCGTCTAGCGCGTCAATCATTTCAAACGTCGTAAATCCTAACTGCCTAGCCTTAAGAATTAAGTCTCTGCCATGATGAGATAGAAAGCGCTGCTCTTGCTCTTCATTTGGCTGAAATAGAGTTTTTTTACCTTGCTTGTTTTTGATGTGGTAAAGCGAGCAAAGCCTAAACCATTTATAAGTCAAGGCATCAGCTAACTCGTCATAAGTTAGAACATCAATTCTGCTTAGGTAATCTTTTGCCTTTAAGTGATTAGCGCTTACTTCCACCTGTAAGGCGCTCCTTAAGAGATTGCTCAACTTTGATATTTGTATTTGTTTCAGTTGGAGCGTTATGGCCTTGCATTAAGTTATGCTCTTTGATTGCAGCGATTGCCGCGCTGGCATTTAAAACGCCTTTCTCGCCATCTTCCGACGCTGTAGCGATGATTATTTTTTCAAGCACTTTTAACTTGTCAGTCTTAGACATTAAAAAGACTTCTTCTTGTTTTTGGCGGTGTTTTTCTATAGCTTTTTTGATGTTGGGCTTTGTTAAGTTTTCGCTACCCACAAATCTGGCGCTATCCTCACTATAGCCAGCCTTTAAGGCTGCTTGAGTTGCGTTGCCACCGTTAAGTATATACTCCTTAACAAAGGCATCTTGTTTTGCTGTTAACTTGCTCATTCACTCATTATCTCCTGATAATAAAGCGCCCTATCTCCTGATAGAGCATCTAAGTTATTATAGCTTATTACAGGCAATAAAAAACCCCACTTAAAAGTGAGGCTTTACCGCTATAAAAAATTAACTTTATTATCTTCTATTCCTGTATATGGCAAAAATAACAAACGGTAAACCTATCGGTGATAAAGCAAGCTTGAATGCCGCTTTTTCACCCTCTCAACATTTGAAGGTCTAAGATTAACCCTCCTATCAAGCAACTTATTAAGCTTATCAAGCATAATGATTGCCGGCGCTGATTGAATTGCCCAATACTTGCAAAACAAAATCAAAAACTCATAGCTTGGGTAAGGCAAGCTAACATCGAAAACCATCCAGTTAATCATTTAACCACCCTCCGTAAAACTAAGACTCTCCGCTTCTTTGTTCCGCTCAATGTTGGATAACCGAAGCTACTGCGCATTTTCTTTGTTATTATCCTAGTCATAAATCACCTTTGAAAGTTCCACTTAATCACAGCTTCAATTGTTGAATCGGCTATAGTTTCATGCTGGCAATTGTAGCAGTAAGCCGATTTGCAAGACGCTCCAACATCCATAGAGCCGCACTTAATACAATCCTTTGGTTCGGTTTCAATTAGTGCAAATTTATGCTGATTTCTTTCAAGCCAATCAACCGCAGAACCAGCATCAATATTCAATAAATCTTCTATTTTCATCATTTAAACTCCTTATTCAATTCCTCCGCCCAGAGAGACAAATAACTAACACCATCAAGTAAGCTATCATCATGCAGTCTTGATTTATCGCTATTCTGCCTTACCACTTTAAGGCAAGCCAACAGCAAACACACATCAGAGCCGCTTAATTTCTCACCAGTTAAAGCATTAAAAGCCTTTGCTGCTGCATCGAATGAGCGCTCACCTGTGCCGCTTGAATCGTATTGCTTACCTCCTTCAGCTTGCGCCTCAATGCATTCGTTAAGGTAATCAACAGATGTTTTGAGCTTATCCGCACTTACTTCCGTAGTTGTTTTAGGTGCGGACTTAACTGCGGACTTTTCATTCATCATGCGCTTTAGCTTGCCGATTGCCATTAATTGGTTGTAGGTTAGTTTGCGCTTAACGCTTGGATATGTAGGAGCCTCTGCGTAAATAGTAATGCTATCATCTATTAGCATGCCTCCAATCTCAATTACATCCTTAAAGCACAAGGTGCAAGATTCTAAATAACCAAACAACCCAAACACATCAACAACATCATTATACTTTTGCTCGGTGTCTAACTCTGATTTTTCAATGTAATCACCTATGCGGATTTCGTTTAGTTGGAAGTCATCGAACTTGACAGCTCTAACCCTGTTAGCTATAACTCCAGAACGCCATTGCTCACCATCGAAATAACAAACAGCATCATTTTTCCACTCAATCATTTTTCTTCTCCATTGTTTAAATTAACCACACCCAAAACAATAATGTCGAACTGCTTAGGCTTTTGATAAAACTTCTTGCGCATATTCTCTACGCCACAACCGTATGTATCTGCAACTTGCTTTAGAGATTGCGCGCCAAGTTGCTTAGCGCGCTTTGCTGGTGTCACTGAGAGTTAACCTTTAAAAATTCACCACTCTCAACAGAGAGTTGCTTTTGATCCCATGCGTAACTAATATCGACACTGTTTATCCATCTTTGGATAAGAGATTTCATTTTCTCGTTGGCGCCAATCAATTCTTTATTTTGCATTTTTAATGCGTGAATCTCTCTAGCCATATCTGACGGATTTCTTGCGCTTGATTCTGCGATTTCAACTGCAAGGTTTAATTCATCATTAAATGTTCTTTTCATTTCACTATCTCCAAATTAATTCGCGTTATTGCGTTTCGTTGGGATAATAATAGCAACTATAGATTGCGTCGTAAAGCAAAAAACCAACTATTTTAGGTTTTTAATTATAACTTATTGGAATATAGATATAACAAAACCGCATTAACGCGGCCTGTATTTGGAGTGGGATTTTTTGAATTCTTGCTTACTCTTCTTCTTTTTCACTTCGCTTTTCCTTTATCTTGTAATAAATATCCACTGCGTTTTTAATTACTAGGCAGATACCACCAATAATGGAAACTATGGCCGCGTAATCTGGAAGTGTTAGAAATTGATCTTGAGCAACCTTTGAAGCTGTACCATTGGCGACACCTAAAGCGCCACCGCTGCCAATAGATACAACTCCGAAATATGTTACAAACTTACTAAGAACCGCGTTACCGTGATCACTTATCGCGTGAAATATATCGTTTATTAAGCTCATGCTCTTTCTTTCTGTTGATTACGTGTTTTACACAATTGTAGACAAAGTAACCGCTAATTAAAAGAGCAATTACTGGAGCTATAAATTCCAACATCCTTTTGCTCCTTATTTATTAAATGGTAGATTACATAAACATCAACTAATTTAACAACGTAAGGAAATATAACATAAAAGAGTGTTTCGTGGGGAAATAGGAAAAAGTCTAAAGCGTTGAACCAGTAAAGAACTGAATAAGCACATAACGCCATTTGAAGCTCAAATTTAACCCTTGATGAAAGGTAAGCTATTAATGAATATAAAATCGCTGAAAGTATCGAAAATGAAAAGTCAGTTGAAGTTAAATAGTAAGCGAGCTCACCTAGAGATATTGCGCACACAAAATACAGAGATTGCCGATTTACAAACAAGCAAAGAAATACAAATGCAGTGACCAGTAAATCAGCAGTTAACATTATTTGAACTTCTTACCTTTGCCGCCTTTTCTGCGTGAAATAGCCATAACTTATCTCCTGTGGTTAATGGTTTAATAATACTAACATTTCAATAATAAAAAGCCACCGGTTAAAGTGGCTTTGCTCTCAATTTTCTACCGTTCAAGTAATACACCATGGAAAGCGTATTTGGAGCTTCTGTGGGGATTCGAACCCCGCTACTGACTTGGAAGGACAGCGTGCTACCGTTACACTACAGAAGCATCAAATAAACTCTAAAAACCCCAACCTTCTTCATTCATAAAAACCTCTTTGCTGATTCACATCGTTTAGGTTTGCTAACGTTCGCCAAAACGTAAATATTCAAAACTCGGATTACAGCTCCATATTAGTTAATATAATTGTAATTGAGTTACTAACTGCTATCTCACGACCGTAGTTAGTTTACTGCTCTTTTCTACGCTTAACCCTGCGCGGGAGATTTTATCACCTCCAATCTATTGAGGGCCGTCTTTCCGTAGCTGTCAAACAAAGATTATCGGGCCTTCTGTCGTTAAACCCGATAAGTTAATTATAGCAAAATCGGTGAGTTTGTTTAATACCGTTTTGTTCTATGCTTATGCTTTTTGGTTATTTTCGACATCATAGGTTTTATGAAAAATATCAGGCTTGCATGGATAAAACTCACCACTTACACCCTTGATAATAAAATCATTTACACTTGCTTTCATATCACCCTTCGGAGTCTCTATTGTTAACCCAAAATTTAAACAATGCTCGTGATAATCCAAAAACGCATCACTAGACTTGCTGCAATTGGTTGTAACATTTTGTCCCATAAATTCTAAAACCCTTCTTGTTGACTGAGCCGTCCCAATCCACTCCATACACTCTATTGTTACTGGTTTCTTTGTTGCTTTAATTACTTTCATTTTACTTTCACCTTATAACTATTTACCAACCATGCAGGCGCTAAGATTTTATAATCTCTGCGCCAACCTAAAGACTGAGCGGTTTGCTTGCCGTTTACGTGCTCATTTCTTGTTCTGCATTTAAGCTTCATCGCCAAACCTATCAAAGTTATCTCTCGCCTTTCTGGCAAACATTTCAAGTCGATTACAATCAGTGCCAACCAGCTTATCTACAAGCTCAAAAAACTCATCAGGCTTTGCGCTGTGAATGTATTTACCATTTTCATCAACTGGCATTTGAGCCTCAAAGTAATTCCTAACTGACTTATCTTTAATGATATTTGATAAATTGCCGTTATATGCAATAACACAACTCTCAGTAGCAGCCCTGGTGCCGTGACCCATGCCAATATGACGCTTACCGTTTTTAGTAAGCTTACCCCAAACAAAACCGTTTATGTTTAAAAATTTATTAAAACCCCAAGCTTTAACAATTTGCAAAGCATCATCAGGCATAGAGCTTAAATACCACATGATTAATATTGAATCTTTTTCTAGCAAATACCTTACCGGCATTGAGCAAAGATCATAAGTTGATGTAACCCTGTATTTGTTTGCAGCACCAGAAACATATGAGCCACCTGTTTTTACATCACGACATTGCCAAGGCGGATCAGCAACGATAACTTTGTATTTTTTATCCGTGTTGAATATATCTATTTTCATTTACCTAACCCCGTTAAAATATCATTTACGATTATTGTGGTTTCTGTGTATGCAAGATTGTGATCTCTTGCTTTTATCTTTGGCAAACCAGCAACAAGAAGCTCAATTCCATAAACCCTTAAATCTCGCAAGCTCATTGAGCTTTCACATGGTACAGCAACCTCAATATTGCCGCTTGATAACTTATCGCAATAATCTGCTTGCTGTGGTGTCATTTCACTCTCCATTTAATTTTTACTGAATTTAGCACTTTAAATTTAGATTTATAAATACTGTTTGGTTATATGCTTATAACTAATTTACATAATCAAGCATTACTCCGTTCTTAGCGTAGTAAGCTTGCATGTTATCCCTGTATTCATTGTGCTGCTTCGTATTGAATAAACTGCTAACTGGTAGCAATTCCATGTAATTAACTTGCTGCTCGTGATTCCAGTTATAAAAACCTAGCTTGTTGAGCGTCCATGATATTTTGTCTTTGTAATTTTCATCCTGTAGCAGTATTGGCAGCCCGAACATCAATTTACAAAAGTTACGCACTGACTCTGCGCTTTCACCTTCTAGCTTTGCTATGTGCGCGCACCATACGTAGACCTGAGAGTTGGCTGGCAGGCTTCTTTTTCTGCTCCATGGCTTGGCGGTAACTTGTACCGCTTCGTTTTGACTAAGCATAACTTCAAGAGCTTCAATCAATGCTGATTTATTGCTTGTGACTAGCTTGTATTTTTCAATCACCCTGCAACTCCTTTAGCTTTTGCTTGTAATCTTTTTCAATCTTCCAAAGATCATCGACTGTATATTTAACAACCTCATTGTTACTTTCTAGCTCATCAAGTCTTTTTTGGCCTATGCGAACTTTTAACCCGTCACGGTATCTTTCTACATTGCCGCTTAAATACCGGTTACAGCGAACGCACTGAGCGTGCGCGTTATCTTCATTAAATCTTAGGTGTGGCGCGCTTCCTGTGCTGCGATAATGCCCACAGTCAAACAATTGACCTTTTACACCGGTAAATATTTGCAACTTGTTACCGCATGATATGCAATTAAACTGCTTATCCCTCTCTCTAATAAATGCATTAAAGGCTTTCTGTGCAGCTCTGAGAGCTTTCGAGCGGTCAGACTTGCCTAATTGCCTTAACTTGCCTTTAATCTCTTTCCTGTCGGCTGCTATGGCGCTTTTAAATACGTCTTTGCGGTTTTGTTTGTCCTTTGTGTATTCAATTGCACAGCTAGGCGAGCAAGTTGATTGAAAGCTATTGATTGGCTTGTATAGCTTTTTGCATTGCTTGCAGCGTTTGCGTTTTGGTTTATTTGTTTTCATAGTAATCCTTAACTATTTTCTCAGCTCTTGCGTAAAGCTTACTGTCGCCTTCCTTTAAAACCTCAAGCAAAGCCTTTTTCTCTGCCATGTATGTTTTAGCAAACTTTGGATCATGCTCGGCAATTGATTTGGAGTTGCTAATCAAGTCTGCGAGTTTAATCGTCTTTGCCAATGGAGTTGCTCTGGCCAGGTATCGCCTATCAAGCTCTTTTCTAAATTTGCGGTTACCATCGCTAGAGGTTGATATATCTGTAAGTTGATTTACTAGCATTGCAGTATCAAAACTAAATCCATCCCTTATCAAATCGCTAACAGTCACCCCGCAATCCTCTATAACATCATGCAGGAATGCAGCAGCTATAGCCCTGCAATCATCCGTAACACCAGCAACTATTTGTGCAACCTCGATAGGGTGCTCTATGTAATCCTCGCCTGTGTATTTTCTTTTTTGCCCGTCATGCGCCATTTCTGCATATTTGCAAGCATAGTCAATTAACCCTTGCGACCTGCTGTGTTTTATTTTGTGATCTTTATTCATCTTCTACCCCCTACCAATCTAATTTTATACCCATACCTTTCGGCATTTCTTTTGTTGCTTTGTGCGCTACTGCTGCGCGTTCTGAATCTGTTAACTTACCTTGCTGCGGCGTTACTCGCTTTGGTTTGTTTCCTTTTTCGTCTGGTTTCCAGTTGTGCCAACCTATCGCTTTTAGCTGTGCGTATAGATATTGATTCATCGCCCGACCTGCTACGTTTTCCTTTTTAACTTTGTTAGGCTCGGCTTCGTATGCTTCTTTGTAAACCTGTTGGGCTATAGGTAAATGATGGCGCATATCTAGGTGTTCTGAGCAATGATTCTCAAATTGTTTTTGTGCATCGTTTTTCATGGTTTCTTAAATCCTTGAGGCTGAAAACCTTGAGGTCTTGTATTTTCTTGCTGAGTTGATTGGCCTGCGCTTTTTGCCGCTGAAACGTCTTTAGGGTCTGCATCTTTCATTTTTCCGAATTTTTTAGTTAGATAAAAAGGCCCTGCGCTCGCTCCGTGTCGATAAGCTGGCATATTAACCTCAACAATCGGGTGCTTATGTAATTCCTCATCGTTTTCAGAGTCAACAACGTTGTGGAGCAAAAATATAGCGTCTGCATCTTGCTCAATCTGTCCAGACTCTCGCAAGTGAGTCATGTCTGGCTTACCTTTGCCGTTACGGTTTAACTGGCTTAATGCGAAAACAGGGCACTCTATTTCTTTTGCCAGGTCTTTTAAGCCGCTTGATATTTCGCCGATTGCCAGGTCATGCCTGCCCTTATCGTTTACGCCTGCTTTTTGTAGGTAATCAACTACAATTAAATCTAAACCACCAAGCCTTGCGCTAAATTGCTTTGCAATCGCTTTTATCTGTTGAATTTTTAGCGCTGGTGTATCTTCAATGTGCAATTGCTTATTATGAAGCTTGTGCGCCGCTGTAGAAACGTTAGACCAAAATTCGTCATTATCCTCGCCTACATAACCGTAAATGTCGCTAGGCTTCATATAGGACGCGTTTGCCATTAATCTAACACCTAATTCAAACTCTGACATTTCCAAGCTAAAGAATAAAACTTTTTTGTCTTCCATTGCCAAGTTCGCGGAAACTGCCAGGCTAACAAGTGTTTTACCAGTTTTAGGTCTTGCCCCAACTACAATAAAATCTGTTTTACCAATACCTCTATCGCCTAAAGCTTCATCAATTGCCGCTATACCTGTCTTAATCCCGTTTTCGATTTTCCACTTTGCTCTGTCGTCGCAATAAGCTATAACCTTTTCCATAGCTGTTGTTATGTTTTTCTCTTTTTCTGAGCCGCGATTCATCATTGTGGCGATTTTATTTAGAGAGTCAGACAGTAAAGTCATTTTATCTTCGTGATCTAACTTGCTGCTCATGGCTCTATCTAAATCTCTAACCATTACATAGGCGTCTCTTTGCCTTGCAAGCTCCATAATTTTTACTGCATGATCTTTAATTATGTTTAGCGAGGCGTATGACTCTTTTGATGCCTTGTTCGCTAAAGCAAAATCAATTTCATCAAAATCAACCATCGTTATAACATCAAACTTTTCGCCTTTGGCTTTTTGCTGCTCAATAACTCGCATGATCGCTTTTGTGTCGCGGTGATAAAAGTCATCAGCACTGACAAGAGTGTCAAGCTCTGCGCTTTCAGTGTTATCCTCACCAATGTTTAAATATTTGCCAATAACAGAAAGTTCAAAGTCGTAGTTAATTAAGTTATTAATATCCATTACAGAGTGCCTTTTTCAATAAGTCGAGTAAATTTACTTTGATTGGTTATAGCTTCTAAGTCTGCTATCCAATCAAACTTTGAGCCGTTTAAGCTTTCGTTAGTGTTGCACCATTTAAAAAACTCTCTCCACCAACCTAGGTTTTGACGCTCTTTATCTTCGTTCCATCTAGCTTTTAATTGTGAGATTCTTTTTTGCTTTTTGTTGTAAGTTACAACCCTTGGCAATGCGTTGCATTCTTCGTTATAAATCGAAATTAACTCATCTACAGGAATCTGTGATTCCGCAAGAATAGATCTTTTATTATCACTATCACTAACACTATCACTCTTACTATCACTATCGGCTTTTTGTGGGTTTTCTGGGTTCGTAATTAACCCACTGGGTTTTTTGGGTTCTTCTGGGTTATCTTCGGTTTTAGGTCTACCACCCTTTAACCCATTGTTTTTATTGCGCTCTACAATTCTTTCATACTTTTCATTGTCTCTAGCAAACTGAGCTTTAAAAGGTGAAAGCGCTATCTTTGTTAGTGCATCAAGCTCGAATTCTTCACCTAATTGAATGGCCTTAATTGCTTTAAATAGCTTTCCTGCTTGCTCATCACTTAGATCATCTAACACCTGCAAACTGTCTTTATGTAGAACAAATGACTTTCTAGTGCTCATGGTTTATAATTAACCTCGCTGAAATTAAACTATACAACTGCCAGTCTGACCCACTGGCTTTTATCTTCCTAACATGGCTCTTAAGTTGGCAATATGAAGCATGCTATGCATTGACTTGCTGCTTTCCCAATTTGGCATATCTTTGTTAATTTGAGCTAACCCTATATTTAAAGCACATCTGATAATTTCAGACTTATTTGCCTTCTTATCCTCACCATTTCTTTTTGCATGCTCTTTCATTTTCTCTGCTATTTCAAGCGCAATCTCATTAACCTTCTCATCGAAAACAACATCTAACTTTTTTCTACGCATTTTAATTTCCTCTTTGTAAGTGTGGGTATAATTATGGGGCGCATGTATGGGTATGTCAACACCCAAACACAAAAAAGCCGCAATTAAGCGGCTGGTTGTGGTGGGTATTTGCTAGCTCTTACTAGCCTTTTCATAAGTTAAATACTCCTTCATGTGATAGTCTGCTGACCTCGTGTCACCAGCATCGATTGCCTTTTGGTACTCGTTAAAGTGCTTCTTGGCTTGTTTCTCGTAGTAGGCTTTGTTTGTCCACTCACCCATACTAACCTCTCTCACTCCAATCAACCGATACATGACCTGCATCGGTAAAGTTAAAAGTAAACACCAGGCCACACCTACCTTCAATTGTGCGTGTATTTACTTTGTTGTTTTTGCGTAGCTGCATAGCTTCGCGTGTTGCGTATAAAAGGCTTTGAGCTTGAAACTCGTTTAGTTGTGTAAATTTAGCGGGTAGTTTAATCATTTCTTAATCCATACTTGTTTGCATTCTGCTTTTTCTACGTATTCGCAGCCATGCTTATCTGTGTGCGGAATTGATACGGCTAAACCAGTAAGAAGACCAGTTACAATTCCCATCATCAGCAGCAGTATTGGCGAACACGATTTTAAAAACTCTCTAAAGCTGTATTTATCCATTACTCACCCCTTGCGCGTTTAAGTAGTTTATTAATATCATCATGAAGGCTGTAAATTAAATCACTGTGACTGATTTCATTTTGCGAATCGTTGGCACACTCAATAATACTTTCTAGCATTTCATACATATCAGGCGCGCAGGCTATTAGGTTGGCGTTTGCAATCGCCTCCTCAGCTTGTCGTGAATAACTTGGGTCTAGCGCCATATTTTTGTATGAGGCGTAAAAAATATTTCTTTCATCTTGATGTAAACCATGCTCCCATTCATCTCTAGAGTTTTCTTGGTAAACCGCACAGCAGCCAACTCTAATATCTGATACCCAAGGCCCTTCAGTAAATTTCTCTTTCATCACTATCTCCTATTAAGTTTCGGTAACTGTAGCAGTTGCATTTTAATTGTGCAATATAATAATGTACAGAATATGTTGATATTTAATGTTGACAATGCAAACACCATAAACTAAAGTTACCTCACCAAACGAAAACAGGGTTTAAATATGAATAAAAAAGGTATCAGGCTGGATTTACCAGAAAGTGTGCATGAGCAACTTGGTAAATTACCAGGCGGCAAAAAAGGCAATGCAGAGAGGTTGTTAATTGAGTGGGCCAAACGCAAAGAAAAGCTGGGAGTAAAAGATGAAAGTAATTAAGCTAGGCAAAAAAGACCCTGTTAAATATGAAGCGACATGCATAAGTTGCGGCGCTGTTATTGAGGCGACAAAAGATGAGTTGAATATAAAATATTGCACTAAAGAGCAATACAGTTTTGCGCATGAGCGGTGCCTTGAGTGTGAAAGTCCAGTGGTCTTTTATAAGAAATAATGGAGTAAAAGATGAGTAATGAATTAATAGCCTTTGTGAATAAGCAGGAAAGTATGTTTTTGTCTAATGTGGTAGATGAAAAAGTAACCTTTGCGGCAGAGTCTCAATTTGCAATACAGGCTTTGCAGGCCAATAACTTTTTAGCTAACACTGCACGCAATAACATGGCTAGCTTACAGAATGCAATTATCAATGTTGCTGCAATTGGTATAAGCCTTAACCCAGCTAATAAGCACGCCTATTTGGTGCCAAGAGATAAAAAGGTTTGCCTTGATATTAGCTATATGGGTTTGATTCACCTAGCCATGTCTACAGGCTCAATCAAGTGGGCGCAATGTAAGCTTGTACATGAGAGTGATACTTATGAATCTAACGGTTTAGATCGCGCGCCAACGCATAAATACAACCCGTTTGGAAGTCGTGGCGATGTTATTGGCGGTTATTGTACTGTTAAAACTGCGGATGGTGATTACTTGACAGAAGAAATGTCTAGGTCTGATATTGATGACATCATGAAGCGCTCGCAAGGTTACAAAAGCGGCAAGCAGACACCGTGGAAAACAGACTATAACGAGATGGCACGCAAAACTATCGTTAAACGTGCAAGCAAATACTGGCCTAAAGTTGACAGGTTAGATCAAGCTATTCACAACTTAAACACTGATGTTGGCGAGGGTATGCAAGAGCAGTCAGAGCAGCCTAAAGATATTACACCGGCCACAGAAAAGCAGTTAAATACAATTATTGATTACTTAGCTGACAAAGGTAAAACAGAAGCCGGTATGTGCAAGTATGCGCCGCGATTAATTAACTGTGAAATTCAATCTCTAGCTGAGTTAACGAGCGAGCAAGCTGTTAAGATAATTTCATTCTTGGAGAGTTACGATGCTTAGTACAGTAGAACAATTTAAAAGACTGTCAGAGCAAACATTAGATAAGTTCGGCTTTGATGGTGGTGAGGTTGAGCAGGGTAGCCCAGAGTGGCATAGAATGCGCGCAGGGGTTATTACAGGCTCTCGCGTTCATGACATAATTAAGGCAGGCAGAAAAAAAGGCACCTATAGCGCTAATCGTGATAAGTACATGGAGCAACTAATAGCTCAAGTTTGCACCGGTTTGCTACCTGATGAAATAACAGCCAAGCAGTTACAGTGGGGTAAAGATAACGAGTCAAAAGCGCGCGACCTGTACGATTTCTGGGGCGAAAAACAGATAACAGAAATTGCATTTATTTACTCTGATGATATGCGCTGCGGTGTTAGCCCTGACTCTCTAGTAAATGATGATGGAGGGCTAGAAATAAAATGCCCATGGACTACTGAGCAATACATAAATCAATTGCTAGGTGGTGAGCCTAAGCCTGAGTATTTAACTCAGATACAATACAGTATGTGGCTAACTAAGCGCGAGTGGTGGGACTTTGTAAACTACGACCCGCGCATGAAAAAGCAGAATATTAAAACTGTAAGGCATGAGCCAGACATGGAATTATTCAAAGTTTTCGATGAAGAAATACCAAAGTTTATTAGTGAAATGGACAATAAGCTTTCTTCAATTGGTTTTACATTTAACGATATTTATAAATAGGAAAATAAAAATGAGCAGAGGCGTAAATAAAGTCATTCTAGTTGGTCGATTAGGTCAAGATCCAGAAGTTCGCTATATGCCAAATGGTAATGCAGTTGCAAATATTAGCTTAGCAACAAGTGATAGCTGGAAAGATAAAAACACTGAGCAGCAACAGGAGCGTACCGAATGGCATCGTGTAGTTGTTTTTGGGAAGCTTGGTGAGGTTGCTGGCGAGTACCTAAGAAAAGGCTCTCAAGTTTATTTCGAGGGTAGACTGCAAACAAGAAAATGGACTGATCAACAAGGGCAGGAAAAGTATACCACTGAAATTGTTATTGATATGGGCGGGCAAATGCAAATGCTTGACAGTAAGCAAGATGGAGCGCAGCAACAGCCACAACAACAACAAGCTCAAGGTGGTTTTAACGGTCAGCAGCAACAAGCACAACAAAATCAATACCAGCAAGCTCAGCAAGGTGGGTTTAATCAAAACCAACAACAAGGTGGCTTCGCGCCGCAACAAGGTGGCTTTACCCCACAGCAGTAACGGGGACTTGTGTCATTTATGTGGCGGCCAAGACCCCGACTGTAAAAATTGCGGAATTCCTTTCTAAGGAATAAATTTGACTAAAATAGAGTAGTGAAATAGTATTCACAAAGGCATTGGCTCCCATCATTGCTATTTTACTACTCCATTACTTGCTAGCCCTCTTATGAGGGCTTTTTTCTTTCTGTTATATCTATATAACTAAATGTTATTTCACCATTCGGATTATCTCCGTTAGTATCAAGCTATCAACTAATGGAGATAAATATGAAGAAATTTGAATACGAAAAAGCAGAGCAGATATTTGTTAAGTTGCTAGACGGCAAGCTCATCAATATTGATGAGCATGGTTTTAGCAGAGAGTTTGCCTTTAATGCGCTTGGTGTTGATTACAAAGTTACTTGGTACCACAACCAGAGCTATCTGCTAGTCAACGGACTACAGGTTATGTTCTTTGATTGTGAGATCTCAAATACATGGCCTTCACCAGCTGGGGCAAAAAACAAATTACAATTCCGCGACGCTTGCGGAAACTATGTTGCTGTTATTGTTTTGGAGTGGAGATAAACATGAAACTTACACCTTTACTTTTAAGTCAAATTATTGACGAAAACGACATTGAAAACATTTACGGCGTAATTGGCGATGAAATGGTTATCCAGGTAAAAGCCGCTTATTCAATTTCTAATCAACAGCCAGCTAGAGACAATCTAGTTATTGAGTGGCTTAAAAATAACGCTGAGTTTTTCCAGTTTTCATACAATCAACTAATCGTTAGAAATGAGCAGTACGACAACAGTTATTATGATTGGGCTGAAACTGATGATTGTGTATGTATTGCACTTGATTATGGGGTTGAGCTAAAACCAACAAAGCAAGGCTGGCACGCACAGAAAGGTAATAAGTATTTTACTCATAAAAAGCTCTCTCTGGCGATTCTAGGCGTTGTTAGTCAGTTAGATAAGGATTTACATGCTTATGCATCTTAATGAAGTTACAAAGCGCCTTATAAGAGATAATCCGCACATTCAAACGTGCGCTTTATCTCGACTGACTGGTGTAGGTGAAAGTTTAATTAATAGCTTTAGAGAGTACTATTAATGCTCAAGTAAGCTTAAATATAGCGGCTGCGGAATACCGAACTATGATTTAGTTAAACATAAATTCGGATTGATTTGATGGTTAACAGAAATAAAAACATCGAGCTTGCTTTAAAAATGAATATTGAAGATGGTAAGTCAATAAAAGAAATTTCTGAAATAACAGGTTGTAGCATTTACAAAATTAAAGCTGAAAGAAAAAGGCTTGGCCTAAGTGGATCTTATCGCCAAATAAAAGCTAATGAGCTAAAAGTTTTAATGTCTGATATGCCGGTTAAAGAAATTGCAAAAAGGTTAAACATGAAAAGCGAGCACGTATCTCAGTACAGATACTGGTATAAAAATAAATTAAAGGTTGAAGCGTAGTGAATCACTTAAATGAACAGGCAGACTTAATTGATAGTCTAGTGTTAAAAATGCACGCTCCACTCAATTGCGGCGAGATGCACGTATTGCGAAAAAACACACTAGACTTCACTAAGCGGGCAAGATATGAGCACTCTAAACGATGTGAATTATTGCGAAAGATTAGAACAGCGCAAAACACAAGAAATGAAGCTTTAGAGCTTGAACTTTTACGAAAACTAGCGAAGTTGGAGAATGAAAATGCTAACACTTGAGCAAAAAGCTGCTAGACATAGAAAAATTAAATCTATCGCAAATAAGCTAAACAAAAAAAAGAGCGGCTGATTTATTGCGCAGACGCAGAGAGGCTGAATATCAGCGCGATTTAAAAAGCAAAGGGGTGGATTGTGAGTAACTTTAAATTTGGAATCGCCAGTAAAAACAGGCTAAGAACCGTTGATAAAAGATTGCAAGAGATAGCAGGTGTAGCTTTATCAATAAGCAAGGTTGACTTTGGTATACCATCAAACGGCGGACTTAGAACCGCAGAGGAGCAGAACAGGCTTTATCACGGCGGAAAATCTCAACTTGATGGTTATAAGAAAAAGAGCTTTCACCAAACAGGTAAAGCGCTAGACGTTTATGCTTTTGTAAGTGGTAAAGCAAGTTGGGAGCGCGAGCATTTAGCTATGGTAGCTTGCGCAATGCTTCAAGCTGCATCTACTCTTGGTTATAAACTTGAGTGGGGCGGTCACTGGTGTAATTTTGTTGATATGCCGCATTTTGAGTTGAGTGATTAATATGACAGCCCATATAGACAATCAAGAGCAAGAAACGGAGCAATGCGAGTGTAACCCTCATGACTCTCACGCTCTAGTTAAAGAAAATATTAAACTAAGAAAGAAGATAACTGAGCTTAATTTTTACTGTTTTGTTATGCTCTTTTTATTATCAATCGCAGTAATAGCGAGGTTGACGCAATGAGTTTATTGGCAGGAATAAAAGCAATTTTCACTGGCGGATTTTTTAGCACCGTTGAAAACATAGCGACTGAAATGATTGAGACTAAAAAAGAGTCGGCAGAAGCGCAAACGCTAATGTTAAAGGTTTTAGACCCTAACGGCATCATGCGCCGCCAGTTAAGTCGATGTGTAACTTTCTTTTATGGAGTTTATCTTTTTACTATGCTTGGTTTGCTAGTATGCGAGTTTTTTGGATTCGTACCAAGCGGTCAAACTCCTGAGCAAGTTGCCGCAGTTACTCAAAAGCTTGGTGAATTGTTTGCTCCGATAACCACGGCTTTCGGCATGATTATCGGCGCAAGTTTTGGGGTTAATTTTTACAATGTAAAGAAAGGTAATTAGCAAGTAATGAATTACCGCTTTGGATCAACAATTGGAAGCAAGTTAAAAGATTGGATTAAAAAATAAGGAATCAAAATGATTTATGTAATTATTTATTTAACCGTGACAGCTTTGTTTTGTTACAACTCAAGCAAGATAGAAAGAAGCCGCAATTAATGCGGCTTTTTTTTATGCAGCGGTTCCGTCAGCAAACTCCCATCGAGAGTTTAAAGTTGAGTACCAAATTGGACGACCAAGCGTTGTATCATAGTAATGTTCCCCCGTCCTTGGCGATGATGGCCTTTCAGCAGTAGTGCCTTTCTGCTCGAATATAATGTTTTTCCATTTGCAGGCATTTAGGTCGTTACCCGTTTCAGTAATAACCATAGCAGCTATACGGTTAGATAGTGGGTCTGATTCCATAAACCAGTCACCGACTCTTGCAGGTCGCCCGAATCTATAATCGTTACCATCACTATCGAAACGAGGTTGACCAACAGCATCCATAAAGATCGCCTTTGGTACTGCTAACGTCCCGTTTATTCTTGGGTCTGACTCTGAAAACCTAGTTCTGCCCCTATCCATCCCGATGTAAGCACGTCGAGTACCGTCATTTGACACAGCTATACCTGTCGAGTCGTCAGATGAAATTATATAACCTTCTGTGTCGGTAGTGCCATCAGGCTCGCCAGTAAATGAAACTAGATTCCAAGACGATTGTCCAACCTTTACCTTGCCGTCTAGCATATCTATCGGTGCGAATGCGGCATTAAACTGAGCAGCCTGTGTAACAACGTATCTATCAAGTTCAACTGTAGAGCCTGAGCCTACTAAAACCCTACCCTTGCCTGTGGTGTTATCCATTTGATTGCGGAACGAAAGTAGATAATCAACAGATAAATTGGAGTTCAATACATTTAAGACGCTCTGAGCATCATTTGATTCGCTACCGATACTTGATGCTGTACCAGAAAAAAAGTTAAACCTGTAAACTTGAGTTCCTGAGCAATTGTCAGCAGCAAGACTGCCTATTGTTGAATAAGTACCAGTTAAATCATACGCTGATACAGTTGCACCAAAAACAAATATGTTGTCAAAGAAGTTTGTAGTTCCACTACCTCCCGCCATATTAAAACCGACTTCTGGAGCGCCAGATAAAAACAACCTAGTAAATCTATTTATATATGTGTTGGCAGGGAACCTTAAATTATTTTTAAATCCAAGGACGTGCAAATCATCTAGCTCGCAATAAGCCATCCCATCCGGAGAGTAAATTCCGTGGTCATGCTTGCCTCCACTAGCAACAACTGTTAGATGATACATTCCGAATCTTAACGCATCACCGCTACCAGATCGCCTTTTTAATGTAACAGGGCTAGATGCTGTACCTAAAATTCTGGTTATACCAACACCACAACCATAGACTCTGAAACCAGCGTCAGCAGTGGTTGCTGCGCATGGATAAAAAACCTGCCCAGTACGAGTATCACCTCGCGGCATGGTGCACTCGTGATAATCGTTGTCAAAGAGCCAGTTTACAGCATCTTGTACTGTAGTTGTCTGATCTGTTCCGTCCTGTAGTACACCGAACCATTTTAAGTTAGGTCTAACAACTGCAACATTAAGTTGTAATCTTAGCTTTGACGTGCTGCCAGATAAATACCATCCACCAACATCAGATACATCAACGCAAGTATATTTTGCATCCTCATAGTCAGTTATGAATACACTTTGACCAATCTCTAGCGTTAAAGCTTGCGCCTCTGCTAGCGTGTAATAACCTGCACGTTTCCTCAATGCGTTTTCAACATTGGAATTTTCAGTGTAGCTAATATTAGACGCTTGATTAAAGGTTACTTGCGTATAAGTCGGAAAGCTTGGAGATGTAGCGGCAGGTACAGTAAAAGGCAAGGCTTCAACATCAGTATAAACCCACGCGTTGCCACTCGCATCTAAACCAACATCATTAGGTAGCTCGTAAGTAAAGCCAGCCGCAAAAGTACCTCGAACTCTAAATCCGCGAGAGGTGGATAAATCTATAATTATTTGGTTTACGGTTTCATCAATTCTACTGTTGAAGTAATCAGCACCAACAACAGTAATCGGTGTGACTTGGCTTTGATACTCTGCATTGTAATCGCCAGCTTCAACAAAAAATGTAAATTGACCGCGATTATCAGTTACGTTTGCAATGCCGTCTTGCGTAATTGGTGATGTGCCAGCTAAATCTCTGTAGATATTTGCAAGCGTGCCGTTTGTGCTTTTAATGTAAACAGGTTGATTGTTTACATAGTTTTTGCCATTGTTACCCGCATCAGTTAGCGCGCCTATGGTTATGGTAAATGATTGTAATGCCATATTTTAATCTCTCTTTCCGCGTATTGTTGCGTCATTGTCGCCGATAATTGTAACACTATTTCCGTTTGAGCGTATTGCATAACCAGCTTGTCCGGCTTCTCCGCTTTGTGGGTTTGAATCTGAATTACTACCCCATGCACCACCACCTAAGTCGCCAACTTTACCAGGTGCTGAGCGAGAGCCAGCAACACCGCTAACACCTATATCAACCAGTGTGCCAGCTGTTGATGTTCCAAATCCTCCGAATCCGCCACCCACATAACCTTGGCCACCGCTACCGCCGTTACTCGCTGTAACGGATAGATTGCCGCTAAAGTTTATAGCTTCTGCATTGGTGCTTGGAGATCCTCCGCCTCCTGAGTATATTACGCCCTGAGTCACATCTATTACAGTAGGCACTGTGATGTTTAAAGCATCACCACCAACACCACCTTGCGCCCCGTCAATTTGTATAATATCTCCATCGTTTGGAGCTAAAGCGTTAACACCTTCCGCGCCTTTTCCGCCGGCGCCAAGAACTTGACCTCTGTGTATTATTTTTAGGGTTACGCCAGTGTTTTGAGAGCCTGTATTAAAAGCGTAATTACTTACACTTGTCGCGCCTATAGTGACGTTTGAAGCTATAAAAACTGTGTATTCACCTGCATTATTTGGTGCAAAATCATCACTTAAAACGTAATTTTCTTTATTTTCATTAATTACAAAATCAAAGTCATTTTCATTTATAATGTCTTGATATGTAACAGCTTTAACCTCAATCTGCTTGTTCTTCATGTCATCCTTAATACTGAGAATTTGAAGATTTTGAGACATAGGCTGACCGTCATCGTCAATTGATAGCTCAGTCTTAACGTTTATTATCTCGCCTTCTTCAATCTTGCCGCCAGTTACATTGCCATAACTCTCGTAATCAAGAGTGAAAGTGTATTCCTGCGGTGGCTTAGTGTTTACGTTTGCAATGCGCGACACGCCACCAACCGCAATACTTACATCAGTGTCGCTAGAAGTTAAGAATTTAGAGTAAAACGTTTTATCCTCTTGTGGCTCAAGAGTGCCTACTGACTCAGTTTGCAAGCTAATTGATTGAAATAGTATTGAGCTGTTTTCATCGTTAACTTTTTTGCTTGCGTCAAATGGGGCAAATCCGATTGATGCTCGAGTAATTTGGTCTTGATACTTATTATCAATACGCACACTGTCACGCTTAATATCTGTGTCTGTAATTGTTATCGGTTGCTGCTCAAAGTCTCCAACCGCTTTAATGCGTATCTTTTTGGCAAGCTCATCAAAATATAAGCTGATATTATTTTCAGCCCATGACCTAATGATCGTGTTTATAAATGATTTAATGCTTTCAGGCTTTGGCACGTAAACAGTCCCGCTGTTATTTGGTACAGTAGTAGTGACGGCCGTGTAATCATCATAAAATCTACTTTCAATGTTTGTGCGCGTTTGCAGAATGCTTACTATTTCCGTTACTGGGTTAAAGTCGGTTAACACTAGGCACTTTTGAACCGATGCGTTTATTTTGTGGTCTTTTTGAGTGCTTCCAGCAACTGCGCGATTAACGATATCTAAAACTCCCGTAGCAGAATCATTAACAGTATAATCAATTAGCTCACTATCAATTAAAACAGTGCCGCTTTCAGTATCGGCACCGTACTCACCAACAACAAAGTTTTTAAGTGTTATCTGAGTTGATGTGTTATCAATATCAGCTAGCAATACGCCGGCGCTAACATCATGAGTCTTTGCCTTTGCTTCCTCAGTAAAAATAAGCGGGTCAACACCGCGAATAGTAACAACATCATCATTACTGATATTAAAGTCATCAATTATATATTCGCGAGATATACACTCGTTAGGGTCGAATGTATTGCCAAAAGTGAAGCCAGAGTAAACTATCATTTTGCGATTGCGTAGATATCCACCGGTGCGAGCATGCAGTTTACGCAAGTAAGTTGAGCGGCTATTTCTAACTGCTGAATATGGCACTGAATAAACATCGTCATCAGTATTGTCGTTTATAGTTACACTAACACTCGCATTTTTGGCAATCTCATTGCCGGGCTTTAAAAGTGTCGGGCTGTGGCTTATTGAGCGCAGTCCGTTGTAATAGATTTCACCTGCAACTAATTGAGTATCGGTTATCAAAAACTCTCTAGTTACATCAGAGTCAAAACTATCATCAGTAGAGCAGCCTTTTCCGTCTGGCCTTTTTGGGTAGCCACGACATGATCCATCAGCTTCACCGCCATGCAAAACCCTAAGAGATTGACCGTTGGTTATATCTTCCGCCGTGGTCCCTAGTTGCGCTCTTGAGGTGATATTTACAGTTGTAGCGTTAACTACTGAGCATTTGGCTAGCTCATTGCCGATTTTTAAATACTCGTTAGATTGCGCTGTAAATATAGTTAAATCGCCACCAGATACAGTTATGTTACCTGTGTATGCGACTGAGTAATCACCGCCAGAAATAACTTCACCAGCCGCAAGAGTTTCGGGTGTTGAGTACTTGCAAGCGTTTGGATAAATAGCAACAGCTTGAATGACTTTTGTGCCGTGTAAGCTTTTATTGTTATCAAAAGGCATTAGTTATACCCCACCATTTCAAAGCTAAAAGTGGCAGTATTGGCGCTTGTGTAACTCGGTGCTCTCAAGTTGTTAGGGTTTGCGTGCTGCCCGAAAATATTTTGATTTGCTTCGCTATCCCACTTCATAAAAAAGGGCTTACCATCTTTTACATGGTGCATATAATCAATATAGTTTACATTGATGTCATCAAACGCAATGAAATCAAAATCACCAGATTGCGCGTAACCAACTTGCTTGCGTCTAGAAATTATAAATTGCCCTGTGTTAGATTGAAAATTAACAACCTCATCAATGTTGTTAGAATTTGCAGGAGTAAAGCCAACATTTGGCATTCTTGCAAACTCCCAAGACTTACCCATGTAGATAGTGCCAATATACAATTTGGAGTCAAAGTTAAGTGTTAATCTTTGCTTGCGACTTGATACCGTATCAAACTTTTCACAGATTGTTCTCAAGTCACCAATAGGCGTAAATGTCGCAACAACTTCCCATACACCATTAATTTGCACCTCTAGAGAGCCTACTAAGTTAGCAGTGCGCCCGTTATGAATTGCGATACCAAGATAGTCAATATCAATATTGGCCGTCTGAGTAAACTCAATAACAACTGAGCCGCTAGTTATTGATGGGCTGTACTGCGTATTATCTCGATAGTCTAGGCAGTTTGAAAACGGGTAATTTGCGTCTTCATTTTGACCGCTTACCGTCGATGTTAGAATTGAATTTCTAAAACCGATTATGCTTTTGCAAACACCGCCAGCGCCGATGGCGCCATCACCGCCAAGAACAAACACGTTATTACTCAGCGGTACAACTTCTGCACTCTGCGCCGAGTCGGTTACAATTAGATTGTTAAATAAGTTATCAGCCATTTATCAGTCCTGTTCTCTGAGCGTTACTCTGACCGTTGTTACTAGCTAGTATAACATCATCATCAGTTTGCAGTAATTCAGTTAATTGCCCCTTGGTTAAATAGCCGCCATTTTCAAAACCTCTCAGGTCAATAATTCTTTTTTGCTTTTGTGTTTCAGTTTGTTGTGTTACCGATCTTTGTGGCGTGAATTGAGATGAACCACCGCCGCCACCACTTGATGGGCTGCCGCCACCGCCACCACCTAGAGCGCCTAAGCCTTTAGCTGCACCAGCCGCAAGTATCAAACCGCCATTGATGGAGCCGAGAGTTGTGGCTTTTGCCGCCGCTGCCGCCGCCCTTACTGGCGATGTTGGGTCGCCCGGTATTAACTGAGATGAATATGCAAGTGTTGCTGCGCTTGCTGTTGCTGCCTTGTTAGCTATAAACGCTGTAGCTGTTTGAATTGCTATACCAGCCAATGCAGCAACTTTTGACTCTGCATTTAATGAGTTAAGCAGCGCCGTTGCGTTGCTGAATGTTTGCATTTGCAGGGCCTGCACCGACTGATTATAAGCCTCCTGCATTGCGAGCCTTTCGTCAGTTGCGCTCTTGGTTGCATTTGTTATTGCATCAAGCTTTTGCTGTTCAGCTAGTATTTCCTGCTCTCTATACAAGTCTAATATTTGCTTTCTTTGCTCTTCGTTTAGGGTCTCATTTTCGATTATTGCTTGTCGCTTTTGCTCATAAGTATAAAAAACTTGGTTTAAAGCATTTTGCTCATCAAATTGACGCTGATTAACTTCCCCAGCGGCTAAAGCTCTTCTAAGTTCAACTTCATCCTCTAGCGCTTGAGTTAATAGCTTTTCCCGATTTATTCTTGATTCGAAATCGGAATCTACGGATGATGGGTTTGCCTCTCTTTCACCATCAAATAATGAGTTCAAATCTCTATCTAGCTGAGCGCCTGCCGCCTGATTTGGATCAACAAATGCACCTCTTGTTATAGCGCTTTTTGTTGTCTCACCACCAATTGAGTTTTGAATAGATAGGAAAGCTTGATTTGATTTATCAGCTATGCGCTGCAATCTTCTGGCTTCCTCTTCCATAACTCTAATTCTGTTTTGAGTTTTTGTTATCTGGAATAACGTTAATTCGTTTGCCGCATCATATTCCTCACCTCTCAGCTTTGCTGATTTTGCAGCGCTGGCTTGCTCAAGCTTTAGCCTCTCTGCATCAATTAACGCTTGTTGTTTAAGTAGTTTATCTTGGTTTCTTGCGTTAACTTCTGCCGCTGTACGCAGCGCAATAGCTCGCTCTTTTTCAGCTCTAGTCTCTAGCCTTGCGTTTAGCTTTCTCGTGCTTTCTGCGTACCTGTCATTTGCTGCAATTTGATCATTAGTTGCAGTTAGCATTCTTTGCATAACTTCCAAGCCAAGGAATATCGCACCGAATGGCAATGCGGCTTTTAGAGCTCTCAGTGAGTAAGTTAACGCCCAAGTTGCCGCTACTGTTGTTCTAGTTGCGCTAGCGGCAGTTAAAAGAGTTGCGCTATGCCTTGCAGCCTGAGATTGCGTCGCTATCCACGCCGCAGAATTGGCAATCAACGCCTTGGTCATGTTTGTTATATAGGCAGTTGCTCCAACCTGTATAAATACACCAATAACGCTAACCACTTCATCTATATTTTCAGATAGTCCGCGCAATACGCCGTAAAGATTTTCAGATGCCCCAAGACTTTCATCTATTTTACCAACGTAAACAGTTAGCGCGTTATTAACTTCGACAAAGCCGCTTGTTACGTCTTTTGTAAAAGTTAGAGATTTTTCATCAATGTTTTCTATGGCATCAACAACCCTGTCTGCGGTTAACTTACCCTCTGAACCTAGCTTTTTAAGCTCGCCAGTTGTAACTCCAAATTCTTTAGATAAAGCCTTTGTAATTGGTATTGATGCCTCTAGGATTGATCTCAATTCATCGCCTTGCAACGCACCAGAGCCTAAACCTTGCGCAAACTGAATCATAACGCTTGATGTTTCTGCCGCAGTAGCTCCGCCAGCTTTTAATGCTAGAGTTAGTTTTTCAGTAACATCAATGACACGCTCCTGTGAAACACCTATTTCAGCGGTTGCTTGAGATATTCTAGAGTAAGCCTCGGCAACACCATTTAGATCAACACCAGCCCTTTGAGCTATCCTTATAATTTCATCTTGAGCAAGCGTAAACTCTTTGGATGTTGTTGTTGCAGACCTGAGCCTGTTATTAACGTTGGTCCATGCGTCCGCGTACTGTATTACTTTAGCGGTTGCCAGGGATGTAATAACGGCGTTTGCAACAGATGATAACCTCATCATAGAATCACTCGCACCGTCAGCACTAACGCCAATACCTTTTACATCATTATTGATTTTTCTAGCAGTACTACGTGAGTTTCCGCCATCTATCCTAATTCGTATATACTTTTCATCAGCCATGCTTTTTGGCCTCCTGTTTCTGCTTTTCGTAAAACGCTTTTAGGTGCGCTTCGTCAATTTCAAAAATAATCTTTTCAAAGTAATCTCCTTCAAACCCATGAGATCCGTTATTTTTTATATAGTCAATTATTTGACTCTGCTTAATATGCTGCGGGCTTGCCATTTGTCCTACACGCTCACGCTCTCTATCTAATCTGTAAAAAGCGCCTAATAATTCCTGTGTCTTTTCTGTGAGATTCGGCTTTTGCTTTTTCAGTTGCTCAAGCATTTTCTTTAAGTGCGGAGACAAATGTTTGACAGGTGTTCGCATTAAAGTGTCTAAAGTCGCCTGATTGCCACTTGAATCCCACGCTAACGCTTTTTTAGTTCTTCTATAGCCTCTATTGCTTCATCAGCTAGATAAGCATAAGCATCGCTTGCACCGTTGATTAAAGTCGGTACCAAAAAGTTTCTATGTGACTCATCTAAAAATATTTTACGGCAAGTTTCGCGAGTGAATTTTAATTCTTTGCCGTTTTCATCTTCCAAATATCCCCAGCCTGTTACCCCATAATTACCAAGCCAATGCGCGAATAATAAGTTGTGATCAACGTGTCGCGGCGGATTGAATCCATAAACAGCTTTGCGCACTTCTTCCATTTGAATTTGCTGTTGATGCGTACCAACTCGCAACACGTTAAAGAATAAATCTGCATTATCAGGAAAAGGGTAAATAGGCGCGCCATTTTTTAGTTTATCTAGGCACTCTTTAAAGCATGATATTGATGCGCTTACTTGCTCGTTTAATTCTTTCTTGCGGTTACGAAAAAACATATTTCTACTCTTATTAATATCAATGCTTACATTCTAGCAAAATAAAAAGTTATATGCTTATAGCTAAATGTTATTTAGAGATTGAGCTTTTAAGTGTTAGTTTTAAGCTGTTTTTAGATGGAGAGTAAAAATGATCGGATTTATCTTATCTTGTTTATGGGTTATCGGTGCAAGCTTGGCTAATTATTATTTATACAATGATGCTGTTTTAGGTGTTATGTTTTGGCCTGCGATAATGGTTAACAGCATGGTTTGCGGTGGTTTGTATTTAGGTTTTAATGGTTTAAAGGTGTTTGAGTGATGGAGATTCTAGGTTTTTTAGTATTTTTAATTTTTTCTGTTTTGGTTACTCTCTCACCAATTGCAGTTATCGCACTTTCAGCTCTTGGCGGTGGCTTGAAAAGGTGGGAGGCTCTCGTGTGCTTAATTGCTTTCTTTGGTGGTTTATTTTTGATTTATGTTGCATTGCAAAGCTCACCATTTTCAATAACAGTGAAATAGCCCCAGTTAAGGGGCTTAACTATTTTAGAAGCTTGTGAAAACTCTAATGGTTGAATTTGTGCTAGGGTTTTCTTCCGCGCTGATACTTAACGTCGAGTTAGAGAAACCTGTTTCACTTGATTGCTCATGCTCAGATAAATAAGCCTGCTCAACTTGAATAACCATAGATTTGCCATCGCTCCACACAATTTCAAATGCCAAATCAACTCGCGAACCTGCAAGATATAATTCTTCCCAGTAAGCTGAGTCGCTGATTAGATTCTTGGCAACAAATGAGCCTGTAACGGCAAATTGACGACCACCTAAGCTATTGCGCTTACAGCCAGCCGCAGCACTTGATTGATAGCCGTTAGCGATTTCTAGACTCGCAGATTTTAAGATGCACTCGCTAGGCGCGCCGTTTAACCAAAACTTTTTAAATTGATTTTCAACGCCTGCCGCTTCACTGGTATCTTCTGCTGCATCTGTTTGACCTGTGATTGCCACGCGGCTATCGCTTGCAGTTTCCCACAGTAAATTAGTTGTCGCTGTCATCAACTCAGCTTCTGGAATTTCCAAAGATAACGAATCGATAAGGCCATCAGCAAAGTTAAAATAAGTTAACTCACCTACTGCTGATTTATCTAATTGTCTGCGCTGACCTAAAAAATAAGTGGGAGTTAAGCCGTTTGCGTATTTTTTGCTTGCTACTGTGATTGATACCCCAACAGCTTCTGTTGCTGCTGGTGCTGGATTTAAAACAACATCATTACCAGTAACGCTTTGGACGTTGTAAGTAATATTATTGTCGTCATCAGTTGCGCCTTGTAAAAATAAGAAGTCGCCAGCGCTTAGTAATGTATCTGCACCTTGGAATGTTAAACCTGTAGCTGTGATTTCAACATCGGCGCCAGTGTAACTATTATCGTCAAGCTCAGAATGAATTGCCGCGACCAATAAATCTTTCGTCTGAGTAAAAACCTCGGTCGATAACTCCGCCGCTTGTTCAGAGTTTGTCTGGATGTTTTGTTTGCCGTTTTGCGAGTTGCTAAGTGTACTTGATGTTGTCGAGCTTACCGTTTGCTTTGGTGCGCCGCCAACTCGTTTAACTTTGAAGAACTCAGGGTTTGCATCAACTGAGCCTTTTGTAGTTTGCGCTGATAAGTGGACGCTAATATCCTCGCCGACTAACTCGCGGTCTGTTACTGTTGTAGCCATTATAAAATTTCCTCATAGTAGCCGTTGACATTAACGTCAACTCTATAAAATTTTGAATCTGTTAGTTTTCCGACAACATCAATTGACGTTGTTTGCGTTTTGTATTCATTGAATTCTAGCTTTTCAAATAGCGTTTGAATCTCTGATACAGTAGTCATTATATCAGCTCTTTGTGCTCTGTTTGAATTTGGTACGTTAACCGATATTGTGTGGATGAAAAATTGACGTATACAGCGCTTTCTATCTCTCGCCGTTTGCTGCCTTAAGCCCAAAGCAGTTGATTGCACTAAATGCTTTTCTGTTTTTGTTTCTTCTGGGCCGCGATCTAAATTAACAACATCGCTAGCAGCATAGCCAGTTGGTAAATTCTGCGCAAGCCTAAGTTGAAAAGCTCTTGTTAATCCATCTAAGTAACTCATATATTAACCGCCGCTTGTATTGTTAGACTTAGTGTTTTAGGTGGTGTTTGGCCTGAGTAACCCGTCTCCATGATTCTGTAGGCATAAGGTAGATTATTTTGCACGTAGATAGTCGGATATTTTACCGCTTTAGCTGAACCAATAACGCTAACAGCCGTATTTAAGGTTGAGCCACCAGACTTGTCAGGTGATTCAATGGTAGAGCTTGTGGGGCTCCCCACGCTTGCAATAAAGTTAGCCCTCAAAATGCCTTTATCAACCGCCGCCTGCCTCACCAATTCATTCTCAACATAAATAGCTGTTTCTCGAATGGCTTTATTAACTTCACCATCCAAAAAATCAGTCACATCAGCTTCGCGTGCGTTTCTACCCATTACACCACCACTCGCACAAAATAAGCCGCTTCCGCTGCATCGCCCATAACTTGAACTATTTCACGATCTGCACCGTCAAAGTTGCAATAATAGCTTGCGTCAAAATCATCAGGTACAGGTGAAGCATCCAAGATAACCAGGTAAATATTGCCGCTTGTCACTTCGCCAAATACACCTTCCGCTGTCTTTAAATCAATAGGTATAGCGCCAACCGTTTCGCTAAACTTTGTTTCAGTGTCAGTGATTGGATCATAGCCAATATCTTTTTTAATAACGAATGGCGACTGCATTTCAGCGAACTTATCAAAAAGTTTTGCCGCTACATTTTTAAATTTAGATTTAGGTATACCCATTAGCTATAACCCTTTTGAATCTGAAAGCCCGCACCCTGATAGGCAAGATAAGGTTTTAGTAGCATGGTGATTCGACTTGTATCATAAGTTGTCGCTGGCCTTGTTCCTGCTCTGTATTCAACCTCGTCCTCAAGAGTGGCTAGTCTGCTTCGCTCTTTGATTACTTCGCCGTTTGCATTTACTGATTGATCAACAAATAAATAACCGGTCAAAGCCTGCCATGCCGCCTGAAACGCACCTTTCGAAATGTCCGATATAGACACTTTATCTGTAGGTAAATCCATCTCTTGAGACTCATCAACTTTACTACCTTTAAATTGATAAGTTGGGTCAATATAAAAAAGTGAGCTTTCAATCAATGTCGCTTCAATCTGCTCATCCGTATAATCAGAATAATCACGCGCCAAAGAATCAGCCTGAGCTTTAAACTCTGCAAGTGTTAAGTATGAGTTTGTGCCAACTGTAACAGCCATTTTAAAACCTATAACATTCTTATTGCTTTTGATTATAGCTTATAGCTAAAGGTTATTAAACATTCAAATTGTTTGCTGCTATATTCGAGTTAGTTAAACAAATGGAGTAATAAAATGAAAAGCAATGTACAGATACTTAGCGATGTTAATCATGCTTTAGATGCAATAAGAAGTAGAAAAAAAAGAATCTCAGAGTTAAGAGGGGGGTTAGCAGTAATAAACGGAAAAACGCAAGATCAATCTGCTTTCTCTCTTGGTAAAGAGCTAAGAATAGAGTTAAGTTTTTACGATCGTGATTATATGCACAAGATTTATAAGCACTATGAAACTGCAATGGTTTTTGTTAGGAGAGGTATAAATGAAGAAATTGAAATACATGAAAAAGCAATAGCAAACCTAGAGCAAAAACTATCAGAAATTAATTTGTCTGATTTAAGTAAAGATATGGAGTGGTAGTAATGAAAATTAAAATACTTTTACAGTCTTTAGCATTAACTGTTTTTTGCCTTTGGATGATTAGCAAAGCTTTTGATCTTTTGGAGTTTTACGGTGTATTTCCGTTGCTAACTGCATTAATGGCGATTGCAGTTGTGTTTCTATGCGGTGTTGCGGTTATTGACAGCCAAATAGACCACCAAGCAAATGAAGAAAGCCAAGATAACCCACAGTGAAGTTAAGTTATTTAGAATTAAATGATATATTGTTAAGAGAGGGTAGAAATGAAGATTGACACTTGTAAGTTAAGGGCTGCAAACGAGTTTAGAGCACGTGGAGACGTCCGTTATTATCTCAACGGTATCAGAATAAACAAAAATTACATCGAAGCAACTAATGGTCACACAGCAATTAGAATGAAAAGTGGAATTAGAACAAGACTTGATGTAATTGTTGATTTCAAAGGTAAAATACCAGCGGCAGCAATAAAGACAAAGCTTGAGTTTAGTAAAGGTAAAAATACAGCATATCACTATGACGGTTTCGAGCAGTGCATTGCCGTTCAGCTTTTTGACATTCAAGATGGTAAATTTCCAGACTTTAATAGGGTTATACCGGAAAGTTATGAGCTTGCGGATAAACACCCGTCATTGCAAGCTAAGTACATGGCGCAAATTGATAAAGCATTCAAAAAAGAAAAGTTCGTATCTGTGAGAACTTTGCACAACGCCAACGAAAAGGTTGTTTTTGGTTTGGGAGGGCTGCTTAATGAAATTTACGGAGAGCCAATAATTGTCATGATGGGAATCAAAGAGTAAAGAGAGGTGGTTAAACCCATTTCTTTATTTTTAGGCTTTTTGATTTACGCGATAGGTAATCAAATTGATCATAACACAAATGAAGAAAGCCCCGAATAATGGGGCTTTTATTTATTCTGGATAAAAATCCAACTCACCTTCGTAAATATCGACTTTAGCTGTTGCTGTTTGCGAAGAATCAAACGATTCAATCTCAAGCAAGATAACGTCATTAGGGTTTAGTATGTGATTACCACCAAAGGGAGCTGGCATAAAACCTTTACCTTGGTTTTGCGTGTTTGTTATTGCAAAAATATCAGCGTGAATTTTATTTGCTTCAACCGCCAAATCAACAACCGGCTTCACAAATGTTATTTCACTTCCAGGATAAAGCATTGTTTCTGGCTGTCCTGTTATTGATGAATTGTAGTTGTACCATTTATCTGGCGTACCTAACGTTACATCAGCATCTGATATTTTATAAGCTCTACCAATTACACCGCCGCCAGTAGCGCCTAATACTCTAGATTTCAAATCAACATACTTGGAGCCAACCCCAATAATTGAGTAAACCTTATCACCAACGCTAGAAAAAGGTATAGACCTTGAAGCTTCCCATTCTAACCCGCGCTTTTTGTTAACCTCGTTGTAAAACTGAACAATGAAAGCAGATACACCACTAGACATTTTTACTATGTAGTCATACATAGGTCTCAATAAAGAGTTTCTAGTTAAAAACATAATTTCCTCGCATAAAAAAGCCCCACTCAAAGGCGAGGCTATTAAAAGCGTTATCTAAAGTTTAAGCCTTATTTAGCTTTTTCTTTTTCGATAACTTTATCACCCGCTTCTAGTTTTTCTGGTTTAAAACGTAAGTCTAAAACCTTGTCAAACTTCTTTAGTAAAGCTTTCTTTTCTTCTTTACTAAGTGGGTGTTGAGCGTATGCAGTAGCCATAATTTACTCCTTATGCGTCCGCAGAGCCAATAGCAAGAGTACCTGCAAGGTGCTTATCATCTGCCACAGCTTTATCCCAGTTTGTGCCAGTGAATAACTCTGCATCAGTTGGTGAAGCGCCGCCGTTTGTAGTGTCCCAACTAAAGCCTTTAAGCTTAAGGCCAAATGTGTAATCAGCTTGCCAAGTTGTCTCGATTCGCTGCTTGCCATTTGTAGTGTCAAGGTTGGAAATAATATCCGATGTATTATCAACAACAATGCCACGGTTTGTAAGAGATAGAACCTTGTCTTTATTCGGTGTGCCAGCTTCGTAAAGTGCTGGAATATCCGATACAACAACAAGCTTGCCAAGGATATCAATCACTCGAACATTGCTTGATTCGAACAGGCGGTTTGAGTTATTGATTGCCTCACCTACTAAGCGGTGATAAACAGAGCCTGACATCACATCAGTAACAAGCATTGATGAACTATCGCCGAATTTAGCGTGCGAGCCGTTAAGGGCAATCTGAGTAATGCCGCCAGAACCAGAAACATCGTTAACCAATGCAGCTTGGTTTTCGATTGCTGCAACCGCTGCGCCTACTGCCGTGTTAAGCTGGTCAGCTAACAAAGCGTCGGCAAAGCCTTCTGAGATAGCCATGATGGCCGCGCCTGGATCACGCTGTAGCCATGAAAGCTGTGAAGGTTCGAATAATACAGGGCCAAAACCGCCGCCAACTTTAACGCCTACAACTTCGCCTTGCGTTAGGTTGGTTGAACCTTGGGCGCCGTTTGCTGCATAACGATCAACGCGACGCTGAGCGCTTGCGATTTGATTAAAGAATGACTCTTTATCGAAGTCACCGCGGAAGCCATCAGTAGACAGCACAATTGCACCGCCAGAAGCTTGGTTGAACTTGTTAGTCATTTGCCCTAAAAGTTCAATAGTGGTGCCTACAATCTCATTGTTATAGACTTGCATATTAGGTAGTGCCATAGTTTTTTACCTTTTAACTAAGTTTAGCGTTTAACTCGTCAATCTTGGCCTGCCTATCCATCTCTCTTTGAGTGCCTTGGTTAGACGGTTTAATCGACGAATAATCAGTACCAGAACCCTTAGAACCAGATAAATGATTTTGCATATCTGGGTCAGACTTAGCCCACTTAAGCCAATCATCGTGATTGTTTGCAACAACTTCGCCATCTAGGTTTTTATATCTAGCAACAATGTCACCATCATCACTAAAACCATAGTCAACTAATTGCGCCGCTGTTAATTGGCTAAGCTTATCGTTTTTAGCAAAGTTCGAAACAATGCTTTTTACAGAAGCTTCTTTTTTAGATGAAAGAATTAAATCATTTCGAGCGTTAAGCTTTTCTGATAACTCGTTACGCTCTCGCTCTGACTTCGCTTTTTCAAGCTCAAAAGCTTTTTCAAGGTCGCCAGCTTTCTTTGCTGCATCAATTGCCGCTTGCTCTTTTTCCAATAATTTAGCCTGCGTTTCTTCTTCTAGCTTTTTCTTTTCTGCTAGTAGCGCATCTTTATTGGCTTTTAAGCC